GGCGAAGCCGAAGAGCCCGAAGAGGTATCTGATAAGACACCTGAACCAATTGAGCCAGTTGAAGCGGCTGAGGAGCCTGCTGAAGAAGAAGTAGAAGAAAAAGAGGCTCCTGAGAGCGATTCTAAGGACATAGATTATGAGGCTGAATACAAACGCTTACTAAAACCCTTTAAAGCCAATGGAAGGGATGTTACGGTAGGTACAGTGGATGATGCCATTTCACTCATGCAAATGGGTGCTAATTACAACAAAAAGATGGCTGGATTGAAACCTAGCCTAAAAATTCTGAAGATGTTAGAAAATAACGGTCTTCTAAGTGAGGAAAAATTAGGTTTCTTAATTGACTTGGATAAAAAGAATCCTGAGGCAATTAATAAACTAGTAAAGGACAGCGGATTAGATCCTATGGATCTAGACGCAGAAAAGGCAGGTGAATACGCACCAAAGGCTCACAAAGTTGATGAAAGAGAGCTAGAGTTGGACTCGGTATTGGATGATATCCAAGATACACCAACATATGGTAGGACTCTCGATGTAATCAGCAAAAAGTGGGACAGTGCTAGCAAGCAAACAGTAGCAGATCAACCTCAATTGCTTAAGGTAATTAATGACCACATGGCTAGTGGTATTTATGACCAGATCAATACCGAGGTAGAACGTGGACGTATGCTTGGTCATCTGAACGGTGTTTCGGACATTGAAGCTTATCGACAAATTGGAGATTCTATACAGGCTAAGGGAGGATTTGATCACTTGGGAGAACCCCAAAAAAGATCTGAAGAAAAAGCGCCTATAGTAGTTGCTCCAAAAGTGAAAAAAGTTAGTGATCCTGCATTAAAAGAGAAGCGCAGAGCTGCTGGTAGTACACCAGCTGCAGCCCCAACGGCACCTGCAAAAGATTTTAATCCATTATCTATGTCCGACGAGGAATTCAGCAAAATTGCTGCATCCCGTTTTACATAAATTTAAATATAAGGAAATATTATGTCACGCGATTTTAATTCACCGTCAACCACGGCTTCAGGAACAGCCTCGGATATCGGTCCACAAATTAACAATGCTTACTATCAAAAGAAAGCATTAGTTGATGCAATTAGAGAGTCTTATTTCGGCCAACTGGCTGACGTTACATCCATGCCTAAAAACATGGGACAAAAAATAAAGCGGTACCATTATTTGCCACTATTAGATGATGCTAATCTAAACGATCAAGGCATTGATGCTGCAGGTGTAACTATTGCAGGTACAGCTTTCTATGTAACACTACCTCGTGCTGTTATGGCTGTAACAAATGCTACGAAAGCAGCAGCTGCTACCGCTATTAACAACCTTACCGGCACTCCTTGTGTCGCAGGTGCTGATGGTTCTGGTGGTACTGGACTAGCTACTCTTACCATTACTGGTTCACTAACACTTAAATATGATACGGATACTAAAGCTACGGCTGTAGTAAACCTAAATATTGGTGCTGTGAAGCAACAAGGTTCTGGTAACTTATACGGTTCATCTAAAGATGTTGGTGTTATTTCTGGCAAATTGCCAGCAGTATCTGAAAATGGCGGCCGTGTTAACCGAGTAGGCTTCAAACGTGTAGAACTAGAAGGTACGTTTGAGAAATTCGGTTTCTTTGATGAATATACACAAGAATCCATGAACTTTGATACTGATGCTGATCTAGCACAACATATCAATGATGAAATGGTTAAAGGTGCTAATGAGTTAACCGAAGCTGCGCTACAGGTTGATTTGTTAAACGCTGCTGGTGTAATTCGTTATGCCGGAAATGCTACATCTAAGCAAACTCTTGATGCTTCTGACGTAGTAGTGTTTAAAGATCTAATGCTGCTAGCTATTGATCTGGATAACAACCGTACACCTAAATCCACCAAAGTTATTGCTGGATCACGTATGGTTGATACTCGTACCATCTCTGGTGGACGCGTTGCCTATGTTGGGTCTGAACTACTACCAACATTGAAAGCAATGTCAGATTTCCATTCTAGCCCAGCTTTTGTACCAGCAAATAGATATGCTGATGCTGCCAACGTACTTGTTGGTGAAGTTGGATCAATAGATGCCCTACGTATTGTAGTGGTACCTGAAATGCAAAAATGGTCTGGCGCTGGTGCAGATGCTTCTGGTAGTGCAACACATTATGAAACAGCAGGACGTTTCGATGTATTCCCTATCTTGGTAGTGGGTGATGAAGCTTTCACAACTATTGGTTTCCAAACCGATGGCAAAACCGTGAAATTCCAAATCTTCCATAAAGCACCAGGGGAAGCAACAGCAGATAAAACCGATCCTTACGGTGAAACTGGGTTCATGTCCATTAAGTGGTACTATGGCTTCATGACCTTGCGTTCAGAACGTATTGGCTTAGTTTTAACTACAGCAACAATGTAAAGTAAGTCTTAGAGGGGTGGGTTAGCGCTCATCCCTCTTTTTTTAACTAACTTAGGATTTTAAAAGATATTATGTCAAATACCGAAACTAATGAAGTAACTGGTCAAGACGAAAAGGCCAACCTCAAAAAGCGGGCTGATTTGATGGGCATTACATACCATCCTTCAATTGGAGTAGATAAACTCCGTGACAAGGTTAATACCGCGCTAGCAGCAGCAGCTACTAAAGAGGCAGCTGAAATGGAAGAGTCAAAACCCGAAAGCGATAATGCAAAGCGTATTCGTTTAAGGAAAGAGGCCCATGCATTAAGGCGTGTACAAATTACTTGTATGAACCCTGCTAAGAAAGAGTGGAGTGGTGAACTATTCACAGTTGGAAACTCTGTAGTAGGCACTGTTACACACTTTGTACCTTTTAATGCTGAAGACGGATGGCACTTACCTAGTATTATTGTGCAAGCAATGGAAGATCGCATGTGCCAAGTATTTGCTGTAACTACGGATTCTCGTGGAAACAAAGGACGTTCTGGTAAACTAATTAAAGAATTTGCTATTCAGGACTTACCTGCACTAACCGAATTAGAAATTTCTAAACTAGCAGCTCGACAAGCTGCTTCTAAATCTATTGATAGATAGAGGATAAACAATGCCAATTACACCTGTCAGTACAGCCGCTCTAACTACCGCAACACTTGATGGTACAGGAGTATTCGATACCTTAATACGTGCTAATAAAGCACACTTAGATGCTGAGTTTGCTAAGAATCGTATTAAAGGGGCTGAGTATGCTACTGTATACTTAGGTTCACTTCAGGCAGTATTAAGTGCCTCGATTCAATTCTTGCTAACGAAGGATAAAGCAAGTTTGGACGCAGATCTAGTAGCACAACAGATACTTAATGCTGCTAAAGAACATGAGGTCCTTGAGTCTACGAAGTGTAAGCTTAATGCTGAATTTGATGTATTGGTACTCACTAAACTGAAAGTACAGCAAGAAACTGCACTCCTACTACAAAAAGTGCTAACTGAGAAAGCACAGACGATAGCAGCTGGTGTAGATGCTACTAGTTTGGTAGGCGTACAAAAAGGACTATTTACAGCTCAAACTGCTGGATTTACTCGAGATGCTGAGCAGAAGGCTGCTAAGATCTTAGTAGAAACTTGGAGTGCTCGTCGAATGACAGATGAGGCAACTGCTGCTAACTCTACTAATAAGCTAGATGATGCATCTGTTGGTAGCGCAGTAGATAAGTTACTAACTGGAGTTGGGATATAATTAGCTGTATTAGTAGCCAACAAAAAAGGGGAGCTATTTGCTCCCCTTTTTTCTCTTTGGAGAAGTATAGTGGGTCTTTTTAGTACGAAAAGGAAAACGAAAGTAGGGACCACAGTGGTAAGGTCTTTGGAGGATGATAAGGTACCTAATTCTCTTATTACTGGGTTCGTTATAGCGCAACAACAAGGGCAGCCTATATACAATTCTGTACTTGAAGAATTCATGGATGGTATATCTCTCAAGGCCGATAGGATGTACACCTATGGCGCTGGCTCTTATACCTATGGATTGCCTTCAGGGCAATTTCATTCTCCCTCTGAAGGCAATCCAGCAATTAAAACAGTACTAGCAGGTATTCATAGTGTTGCTGAATCTGCTATAAATATACAATATACATATGTAGTCCCCTATAACATGCATCATGTTGCTTGGATGCAGATTATAGATAATCATGGATATATCGAAGGATCTAATACACTAGGGAATCTAACTGCCTCAATGGGTACTACAGTGTGGTTAGATGATATGGTTGTAGTCGTACCTGCTGCTGATTATGACTTAGCTTTACTAGAGCTTAATGAAGGATATGATCTTAAAACTTTCCATAAATGGGGTAGAGTAGCTAGAGCAGGATATTCTCCCACTAGACCTTATACTCACCATTTCGCTAATTTAGGTATACGAGCACATTCAGCAGTAGAGAGAAGTACTACTGCCACAGTAGCTCATGTTAGGGTCGAATACGTATGGCAGACACCAAGCCCGTGGCAACAGCATGGATATACACCTCCAACTATTAATAGTGGCAGTTTTACTTTATCTTTATCTGCCTATAATGATGACGCTGACTATTATCATGTTGCCTATAATGTAAGCGGAGGAGCAACAAAGTATTGGCTTTATGAAGACGGCTCTGGTGGATATACGGCATTAGACTTAATATTTAACACTCCACAAACAACTAATGGGCAGTTTTTCCCATTCTTATATTTCCGCTTCAATAAAGCGTCGCCATTAGCAAATACTAGTTCAGTTGACTATATCCATAGTAAAAAAATGGCTGGCAAAATAGAAATGAACTATGATGACATTGTTGCTGAGATAGAGTCAAATCCTGGTATTGGTGACGTAGAACAAGCTATGCAAATTATGGCTGTCCCTGCTACTACTACTAATGAGCTAGAACTTAGATATCTATTTGATTTTTGGAAAGCATATTCTAGCCAGGTAATTGCTACAGACTGGGCTCCAGGTGAGCACAGTCTAGTAATCCAAGATAAACGATTTAAACTTACATTACAAAATAGAGGCGTAACTAAGCACTTAGTTGCGGGCGTAACAGGGGTTGTAGGAACTTATTCTATGGTATATGTCCCTGTGACTTGGCCTCAGCTTATTGAACATGGTTATCGATCAACACTAACCGCAGGGGGTAGGCCAGCAGAACATAGGTATCGCCATCAGATTTCAGCTAGCATATATGAAGAGGTTATTGTACGTGATATGCAATTAATGTTTCATATTATTGGTAAATATACAACTACAGCTGGTGATGGTTATGATCCAAATGGGATTCTATTAACAGTACCTTTAGATCGCTCAATAACACAATTTTATTCACTTAGGGATAGAGAAATACTATATTCCCGTGGTCTGCACCTTGTCTTTAACTCTGTAATAATAATTAAAGTGAAGTGGTATCAGTCCGGCCTCTTCAAGCTTTTTGTTATGCTTGTAATGGTAGTAATTGTTATTGTATCAATGGGTACGATGGCACCAGCGATGGCTATGCAGATAGCTGCTGTTAATTTTGCATTGGGAGCTGCAGCGGCTAACATGGCTGTTATGGTAGCAATAGCTAAGATGCTGATAGTTACTATAGTTATAGCTGTTGCAGTAAAGTTTATATCTAAACACTTAGGTCCTGTTGGCTCTCTGATTTTAGGTGCTGTATTGATGGCTGCAGCATTCTACTTCGCTCCAGCTAGTGCATCACTTGCTATGCCTTCGATGGGATTTACTAGCTCACAAGTATTACTACAAATAGCAACTTCACTCCTTACTTTCGATCATTTTGAGCGCCTTACTAAAGGTGTAATGATAGAAATGGCTGAGTTGTCAGTTTTTCAGGATGAGAAAACTAAGGAGCTAGAAGAGGCCAATGCACTATTAGACCAAAGTAATTATCTCTTCCCTTTTGTTGTATTTGGGGAAGAACCAGATGATTTTTACAATAGAACCATACATTCTGGTAATATAGGCATATTGGCAATTGATCAAGTAGAAGCATATGTAGATAATGCTTTAAGACTGCCTAACATAAAGCATACATTAAGGCCCATAGAAATAGGCGCACAGTAGATTATAGGAGTATTACAGAATGGCACAGTTACCATATTCGCAACAAGTTGATGCCTTTAATAACGCTGGACCAGGCAACCAACTATATGCTTCACCACACTTGGATCTTCAAAGGCCAGTAGGAGCAGCGTATGGTCCAGCTCTTGGTGCATATAATACTCAAGGAGCTCTTCCGGGTTCGGGTTCAAGTGGTTTTGGTGGTTGGACCGGAC